ATTATACATTAAATCATTCAGCAGAGAGGGTTAAAATATATGCTAAAGAAAAGTTTAAATTTAAGGTACATGATGTTAAATTATTATAAATAGATATATGGCAATAGACGCAAATAAATTTCCTGACAGATTGGAAGATGTCCCCGTCAAATTCTTTAAATTAGTATCTGGCGAATCAATAATTGCATATGTACACGAGTTAGAAGATGAGCATACAGGATTAATAGGGTTAGAAGAACCTATGACTGTCCTCGTAGAAGATGACCATCATTTCGTTATGACACCGTGGTTACCATTTGCAGAAAATAAATTACATGTAATGGAAGACTTTAATATTATGTTAACGACAGAAGTTAATATTGATATCAAAGCACATTATATGAGAACTATACTTGATTCCTCTAGACATAATGGAATGAACGAGAACGAATTAGAAGAGCTTCGAAAGATGAGAGGTAACAGTAGCCTCCATTAAATCCTATATCCTGCCTCCCCGGCAAGTCTATTCTATTATATCATATAAATAAGCAAAAGTAAACAGCAAATTGAAAATAAATTTAATTAAATTATCTGTTTACTTTTACCATAAACTATGTTATAATTTATATAAATGGAGATATTATGACTGACACAACGATTGAAAAAATCAAACCTAGAGATAAACCCCACTACGTAAATAATCGACAGTTTAGTTATGCTGTCGTAGATTATGTAACCGAGGCTAACGCGGCCAAAGCTAAAGGAGATAAAAATCCTGTAATTACAGATTATATTGCTACGTGTTTTATGAAAATATGTGAAGGCCTTTCCCATAAACCAAACTTTGTACGATATACTTATCGTGATGAAATGGTAATGGATGGAGTAGAAAATTGTTTAAAAGCAATATATAATTATAGAATAGACGCGTCCACCCGTACGGGTAAACCAAATGCATTTTCTTATTTCACACAAATAGCTTACTTTGCTTTTATACGTAGAATTGTAAAGGAAAAGAAACAAGCTGATATCAAATTTAAATTTATGGAGCAAGCTAATATTGAAGAATTTGTTTCTGGAATAGATATGAATAGTCCTATTGACCAATCATTCCTTGATACACTTCGTGAAAAAATTAGTAAAGTTAGAGAAGTTGATAAACAAGTAAAAGAATTTGAGAAGGAACAAAAGGAAAAGAAGAAAAAAGGATTAGAAAAGGTAATGAATGACTCATAGAGATTTATTAATTATTGGTTATGGTGTAGTTGGCCAAGCAGTATATGAAGGTCTTAATAACGACGAATTAAATTATATAAAAATTATGGACCCGCCGAAAGGTATGAATCCATTAGATGATGGCATTAATGACTATGCAGATTATGGTTATTATGATGGTATTATAATATGTTTACCCACACCACAAGGACCACAAGGTGAATGTGATGATATGTTGGTTGAACAATATCTTTATGACATACGTAAACATTCCCCAGCAGTACCTGTTCTTATTAAATCAACAATATCAGTAGAGTTAGCTGAATTATTAAAAAGCGATCCAAACTTAACATTTAATCCAGAATTTTTGACAGAAGCTGATTCTACAACAGACTTTCAACATCAATCATTTGCTATATTTGGCGGTAATCAAGCTAGATATTGGTATGAAATGTTTCAAAATGCTGGTATATGGATGGCGTCTGTTAAGTTCACCGATATAAGAACAGCAGCATATGCCAAATATACTATTAATTGTTTTCTTGCGACGAAGGTTATATTCTTTAATGAATTATTAAATATGTTTGGTACAGATGGATTTGATGAGTTAACCCATTTAGTAAGTATGGACGATCGTATAGGTAAAAGCCATTTGATGGTACCAGGACCAGATGGTAAACATGGCTTTGGTGGTATGTGTTTCCCTAAAGATACAAGTGCATTTGCAACTTCAGCACGAAGGTCAGGTACACCTTTAACATTATTAGAAAAAGCTAGAGAAATTAATTCAGAACTTAGGGAATTTTATGAGACTTAAAAATTATAATTGGACATTCCCTAGTGCTATTCCACCAGCAATGTGTGACCAAATAATTCAATATGGTTTATCACAAATACCAGTTAAAGGTAAACATGGTGGACAAAGGTTGACTAAATTAAGAGATTCAGATGTAGCTTGGATATATGACAAATGGGTTCTTGATATATGTAATGAATATATAATAAAAGCAAATAAAGATGCTGGTTGGAATTTCCAATGGGCTCCAGTTGATTTTGTTCAATTTACACAGTATAATGTTGGTCAATATTATGGATGGCATAGAGATACTCAAATTCCAGAAACATTTGAAGCTAATTCTCAAATACGAAAGTTAAGTATAACTATAAACCTTAATGATGATTATGAAGGTGGTGAATTTTATATTGATGCTGAAGAACAATATGGAAAAACTAGTCCTAGATTAGTTGATACGTTAAAACCAAAAGGTTCTGTTAGTGTATTCCCATCTGATATATGGCACAAAGTAGACCCAGTTACAAAGGGCACAAGGTATTCAATAGTTGTTTGGGTAAAAGGAGACCCATTTATATGAAAATAGGATTTACATGTTCACCATTTGATTTATTACACGCAGGCCATATAGAAATGTTACGGGAGTGTAAGAAGCATTGCGATTATTTAATATGTGGTATTAATACTGCACCCGTTAAACGTGGTAAACCACCTGTTCAAAGTCTTATGGAAAGACATATACAATTGACAGGTGTAAAATACGTTGATGAGATTATACCATATGAAAATGAAGAAGATTTAATTAATTTACTTAAACTTAAAATGCCTGATATAAGATTTGTTGGTGCAGATTATCATGGTAAAGATTTTACAGGCAGTGAATTAGAAATAGAAATATTTTATAATAACCGTCAGCATCCATTTTCATCAAGGGAGCTCAAGAATAGAGTTATCCATTGGTGCTTTGAAGGTAAGCAACATTCAAAAGATTCAATTAAAGAACTATTAGATAATACAGGACATACTAGGGTATGAAAATAGCTTTATTAAATGATACCCATTGTGGTGTCAGGAATTCCTCACAAATATTCATAGACTTTCAAGAGAGATTTTATAATGAAATCTTTTTTCCATATTGTGAGAATAATAATATAAAACATATAATCCATCTTGGTGATTATTATGACCATAGGAAGTTTGTAAATTTTAAAGCATTGAATGCTAACCGCAGACATTTCCTTGAGCCAATGAAAAAAGCTGGTATAACTATGGATATAGTTCCTGGAAATCATGATGTGTTTCATAAAAATACAAATGAACTTTGTTCTCTTAAAGAACTCTTAGGATATTATACAAGCAATATTAATATTATAATGAAACCTTCCACATTAAATTATGATGGATTGGACATTCATTTATTGCCATGGATTAATCCAGAAAATTATGACCATTCAATGGAATTTGTTGCAAAAAATAAAGGTATACTTATGGCACATTTAGAGTTGCAAGGCTTTGAAATGATGAGAGGTATTAAGCAACCTATGGGAAATGGTATGGGAGTTGAACCATTCAAACATTATGATTTATGTTTATCTGGTCATTATCATGCAAGTTCACAACAAGGTAATATAAGATATTTAGGATGTCAAATGGAATTCACATGGGCTGATGCTGGTGACCAAAAATATTTTCATATATTTGACACAGATACCCAAGAAGTAGAAAGAATTGGTAATCCTCTAAAGATATTTGAGAAAATACATTATGATGATACTACTATAGATTATACAAAATACGATATAAATACTTGTATAAACAAATTCGTTAAAGTCATTGTGGGAAATAAGTCGAACCCATTTATGTTTGATAGGTTTATTGAACGGATATCAGAACTTAATACGCATGATTTAAAAATTGCTGAAAATTTCTCTGAATTCTTAGGTGAGAATGTAGTGACCAATATAGAAGAAATAGAAAATACGACTGATTTAATGGCAAATTATATAGATGGTGTTAATACGGATTTGAATAAGGATAAACTAAAGACCCTTATGAATTCTCTATATAACGATGCTTTAGACATGGAGATACAATAATGCAAGGAAAAACGAGAAACAGATTAGCATGGCTAGTTTTATTTGGAGCTGTACTAGTTATAATTTTTATGATGTCAGGTTGCGCTATGATTGATAACCAATGGGCGAAAGCTAAAGGGTTGGTTGGAATAGAAGCAACATGTGAGGGAACTGAATGCGAGAGCGAAACCGTTACGGAATAATATTATTACTTTTATCATTACCTATATTAGCTGAAGTTGAGTGGACTGATTTTAGTCCTAAACCTGAAGTAGTAGAACCCATAGTGGTCGAAGAAGTAACTACAGAAGTTGCTGAGGTAATTGAAGAAGAAAACATTGATGATGGAGATAGATATGAAAAATATCGTACTCACTTTGAAGATAAAGAACTTGTATTAATGGTGCTTGGTGGTGTAGAATGGTGGAATAAAAACTGCGGAAAACTATCAGGCACTGGTGAATATTTTATGAATCGTGCTATCGATTATCATGAAATAACTGATGAACAACTAATTGGTTCTATGACTTTTCAAACAGGTCATTTTGCCGCAGCACTATATAATGATTGTGACGTATTTTTAGGCCAAGTAAAAAGTATTGGTTTAGATGTAATGCTCACTAAAACCCCACAGG